GCGCTTGACAAAATACAAGAAGTAGTGTATTATGTACAAAATGAGGTGAAATAACTATATGATGAAAACAGTAAAACTACTTACAGTTGTAGCTGCCAGTTTATTATTGGCAAACTGTAGTACAAAGACTTATCAAATTAAGAGTGAAGATGGTAAGACTTTAAATACGGTTCCAAGTTGGTATATGGCTAATTATAATGAGTCAAAAGCTTGTGATTTAAAAGTATTTAACAAAGAAGATAATGATAAAATGTGTATCTTTGGTGTTGGTACTGCCGTGTCACCTGACTTAAATCTATCAATTGAAAAGGCAAAGATGATTGCTAAAGCTGAATTGGCAGATATAATTAAGGGTGAGATGAATAAACAATCAAAACAATTCATAACTGAATTAGGTAAAACTAACGTTAAGACAGTTGTAAGTGAAGTTGAATCTACACTTGTTAATGTTATTAAAAATACACCTGTAAGAGGTTATGAAGTATTTGAGCAAGATGTAACTTTAACAAAATCTGGTTATTATCGTGCTTGGGTAGGATTAAGATTGCCAATGGGTGAGTTTAATAAGATGTATAACTATACCATAGATGAAGTAGTTGACGCTTATAACTTAAAGAAAAAGGCAAATGAATCTTATAAAGAAGTGTTAGGAAACGGTGATGGAGATAATAGTTTACAGTAAAAATAATTGTGTCTATTGTAACAAGGCTAAGTCTTTGTTGAAAAATCTTAGCCTTGAATACACCGAGAAAAAGATGGAAGATTATCCGTCTGTTGACGCTTTAATAGAAGACATTGGCAAAAAAGTTAGAACTATGCCACAAATAAAAATAGACGGCAATCTTGTGGGTGGTTATAATCAACTTGTAGAATTTTTTGCCGATAAAGGTCAAGTAAACTTTAGGGGCGAGATTGTAAGTGAGTGATAAAATAATACTTTTTCCTTTGGATCGAATAAAGAATAAAAACAATACAGGTCCAAGTGATACAAGTAAACAACAAAAGAAGATTGAACAGCAACAAACAAAAGAATTTGTTGAAGCTGCTACAGATGATATGTCTTTAGGATTATTAAAACAATTTGTTGATTTAGCAATTCGAACAAATACTGAAAAGTTTACAAAAGATTTATCTTTATTAGTAGATGTGATGAGAGGTTTAATTTATAGAGATTTTGACCAATATCATCCTGCTCAGGATTTAGCAGATAAAATTGTAACTGTTTCATATAACAAAGAAGGTCAACAAGTTGCTAAATTAGATTATAGTAAAGTGATAGATAAAAAACATAAAATTCATAAACCATTAAGTCCAGACATTACAAATGAACTTGAAGGTTTAGATAGTAATATAGATTTTGATTCAGATTTTAACTTGCCAGATGATGACAAGTAAAAACAAAATTCCTAGTGGAATCGCCTTCGCAGGTTGTAAAATAGTGAATGTGAAATAAAGGAGAAATATAATGTTAAATTATATCAAAAATATGTTCTCAAAAAAAGACGAATTAGTATTCGTATCTTCAAAAAAGAGAACAACTGCTGAAACTAGAGGCAGAAAAAAACTTTCTAAAAAACAGAAAGTTTTAAACCTTTTATCAAAAGGTGAAAACGTAGCTTGGAAAACAATTCAAAATAAATTTGAATTAGAATCACCAAGAGCGATGATTGATACTTTAAGAGCTGAAGGTTATATGATCTACGGCAATAAAGTAAGAGGTCAAAAAGTGTACAGATTAGGTACGCCTACTAGAGCTATCGTAGCTGCTGGTATTCAAGCACTTTATGGTACAAAGTTTAAATACAACAACCATAGTGTATCAGTTAAGAAATCAGACTTAGCACCAATTGACGCCTAGTCTATGGAGTGGTGGCGAGAAATCGCCACCACGTTTTAAATGTTTATGAGTGAATTTAGATCAGGTATTTACAATCTATTAAAAAAACTAGGCACAACTAGTATTGGTCGTGCTATTGTCTATACAATAGGACACATTGTTATTGCTATGACTTGTAATAGATTAATTACAGGTGCTGATTGGTCGTTAGCAGGTGTTGATGCTATTGTAGAACCTATGATAAATGGTGTATGGTATTATATGTTAGATAGATTATGGAGTAAAAATGGCAAAGTATTATAGAGTTAGTCCTAAATGGAAAAAGTCTGTTTTTGAGTATCAGACTTATAGAGATGAAGAAAAAGGTATTTCATTTACCACGGAAGAAATGTATCGTTGGGGACATTGTGTTGTAAAAGTAGAAGAAGGCGAAGAATTAAACGATATTATCGGCGATCCAAATGATAGTAATAACGAATTTGAATTTGACCACAATATGGTAGATGATATTGAAGTTGATGACCAATGTTCTTTTTATTTTGAAAATCCTAGAGGTATTACTACTGAAGAATTAGATGAAAATTTTGAAGAAGATGGTTATGATTACTTAGAAAAATTTGGTGATCCAGATGATTTTTATTCAATATATCAAGGCGAATTAGATGTAGAAGATGTAACAAGTGATTATGTAAAATGAAAGTATTAAAATTTTTACTACCAGAATTATTTAATGAAAATGAAGCATTTAGAGGTAGTTTGCCAAAGATAACTAGATTTCAAATACTAACAATACTTGCTACAATGTGGGCATTTATATTTGCTATTATTACAGCTGAATTTATTAATTTTGGTGTAAATATTGTAACAAGTATTATTGCTCACGTATTAGTTATTGCCGGTATAATTTTTACAAAGAAACAACTAAACAGCAATACATATAAATTTGGCAGTTTTCATAGTTACGGCAGAGGCAGAGAATATGTAATACTAAGAGATAAACACGGCAATCCTATCAAACATAATTTACCAAAAAATGATCCTGGCGGAGAACACGAATGATATTAGTTGATTTAAACCAAGTCTTAATTTCTAATTTGATGGCTCAAACAAGAGGCAAATCAGATGTTAAGCCAAATAAAGAAATGATAAGACATATGGTTATCAACTCATTGAGAGGTTTTAATCTTAAATTTAAAGAAGACTATGGTAAAATGGTCTTATGCTCAGACGCTGGTAATCCTTGGCGTAGAGATGTCTTTCCTAATTACAAACATAGTAGAAGAAAAGGTCGTGTCGATTCTGCTACTGATTGGGATTATATATTTACAGTTATTACGGAGATAAAAAATGAAATCGCTGAAAACTTTCCTTATGTCGTTATGTACGTTGAAAGGTGTGAAGCTGATGATATTATTGCTACTTTGGTTCAGCATAATGATAATGATGAGCCAATAATGATTATATCAGGTGACAAAGACTTTATACAATTACAAAAATACAAGAATGTTAAGCAATACTCACCTATTCAAAAGAAATTTGTAGAAGACACTGACCCTAAAAAATTCTTACACGAACAGATTATTAAAGGAGATAGGTCGGATGGTATACCTAATATTTTAAGTGAAGATGATATATTTCTAACAGATAAGAAACAATCACCTATTACAAAGAAAAGATTAGAAGAATGGTTAGACATAGAAAATATACCATTAGGCAGTGAAACTAAGAAATATTATGAAAGAAACAAGAAATTAATTGATTTAGACCAGATACCTGGCATAATTCAAAATGAAATCCTGTCTAAATATAGACAGTATGAAATACCAGACAGGTCCAAACTGTTGCCGTATTTCATAGAAAATAAATTGAAGTCCTTGATGGAAAATATTAGTGACTTTTAATGAACATACGTATGGAGAAATATAATGGTACAAGATAATCCAAATCTAATATCCAGAAAAGCTATGACTGCTATGTCTAGTACAGCAGGTTCAGGTCGACCTTTAGTACACGAAATATTTACGAAAGTAAATAACGCTAAAGATAAACCTAAGAAGATTGCCGTACTAAGACAGTATGATAGTCCTGCTTTGAGAATGTTAGTCAAAGGTGCTTTTGATCCTAAAATAGAGTGGGAATTACCACCAGGCGAACCTCCGTTTATACCAAACGAGGCACCTGAAGGTACTGAACACACTTTATTAGAGAATGAAGC